CTGTCTGTGTCATAGTCAATCGCTTCAAACTCTCTCGCAATGTTAGGAGTCCGCTTGTGGTCTATGACTATCGCTTCTAAATCATCAAGCCATTTCTCACCAAACTCAACGGAACCTGGGCCTTTCCTAGCCTTCTTGATTCTTACACCATATGTTTTCATCTCTGCAATAGACTTGGGTTCCGCAGAATCGGCAATTATCATGTCATGCTCATAACCCTTGCGGATAATCTTTTGTGCTGCTTCACGGTTCGACATTTTAACACCGAATATCTCATCTATGAAATATAAAATGCGTCTTGTCTTATCGTAGTGCATTCGAACATAAGCGAACGGGTCAGCAGCATAGCCCCAGTCAATACCACACAGTATATTATCAAAGGAATCAATCTCTTCTTGTGATATTCGCCTAAACTGCAGGTTCTGGAAAGGCACAATACCAGAGCCAATAGGCTTGCCAAGATATTCCCACTCATACCGCTTCAAGTTTGTTTCTTTGGTATGCTCAATCTCTTCTAGCATTTGCTTGGATATATACGGGTTGTCCAAGTAAGTAGACGAATGAACGTAAGTATTATTCTGAATAAATTGGCTTTCATATTTCTTGTTAAGCCAGTGCGTTCTTCTCTTCGGTGGGTTGTAAGACAGAAAGACCTTATATGACAAGCCCTCTAATTCCGCCCTTACAATTGAGTTGACAATCGTCGTTATATCTTCTTCCGTCTTAAACTCTGCGGCTTCTTCAATCCACAGGTCTGTGATTGGATAGTCGGCAGTCTTGATTGACTTAATCTTTGTAGGATCATCAGCACCAAAGAATAATATCTTTGCGCCTGTGGGCTTGTATATTAGCTCTAGCGGGCTTTTCTTCGCTCGCCAGTATTGGTCTACCCCTAGACAGTTAATCGCCCACAAGCACTGCTCATAAACAGACTTCTCTAAATACTTGCCATATTTCCGCATTGCCAGACCATGGCTCTCATGCTTCATCCTGTTAAAGACTAGCTTTAGACTGATATGCGATGACTTAGAGGACCCACGTCCGCCTTTTAAGACAAAATATAAATAAGGTTCTCTCTCGGCTTTCCAGAAATCATAAAACGATGGCAATACTTTCTCACTCATCTTGATTCTCATTATAAATCATCCTCTATGGTTACACCTAGATCACCAGAATGTTCGATTTGCTGTTTATCTTTTTGGTTTAGGTATTGTTTGCCCAACCATATTCCCATCGTTGCATTTTTTTCTGCTAGCTTGAATTGTTTTCGCCTAAGCGACATCTTACCAGATTCTAGTCCCTTTTTATATATACGACAAAACTCTTTATCTCTTTGTAAAGTCCGCACAGATATGTCGAGAAATACAGCGATTTCTTCTTGCGTAGCCATAATTGATGCGAGTTTTTCGACCATACTGTAATCAATTACTTTTTTTGGTCTTGCCATATAATCACCGCCTTAGAAAAGACCCCATTCAGCGAATTTCTCAAACCCACCCAAATTATCAATAAATGCTTTTGCGATTGCTACAATTTCATCATAAGGCTTTCCGTCAATAGTATCATCTCCAATAGCACAGCTTAGCTCGACAACTTCACCTGTTCGTTGCGCCTTTAAGAATGCGTAAATATTAACAGATACATCGGCTTTAGATAAGTCTTTGCCATGCAAGCCTCCACCCGTTACCGATTGTGCCATGTCGCTACCCAGCTTCCTATTAGTTGCACCAGTATCCACGTCTGGCCCGCCAGTCCAATTGCCTAGTGGGTTTACAACAGGGTTGGTATATCTTTCAAAAAAACCTTCGTCGTTGACATTACTCTGGCAGATTATGAAGTTCTCGCCATCTAATACATACTTGCCATCAAAAGGAAACCTTTTGTAGATTTCTCTAGCTTCGTTCGCCAACCAATCTTCCTCGAAAGTAAGCGGAACACCTTTGAATATGCCGTTATCCCCGCACCTGTATTTTTCTTCTTGGTTTTTCGCAAGATGCGTGTCTTGTTTTACAACTTTTAAATTCAAAGCAACGTCTCCTGCAATCCTATGAGTAATCTTATAAACTTCATCCCAAGTGATTTCAACAGACGTTTCAATAATTACATTACAATCGCCATGCCCGATTAATACTTCAACCGCAACTTTTGGCCTTGATTCTTTTGTGTATGCTAAATCAACGATTGCGCCTGCAATTCTATCAGCTAATTTATCGGGGTGGCTAGGGTTTACCTTCTCAAACATTAAACGGTCTCCTCTTTAAATATTTCATCGTATTTATATTCTTTGCCATCTCTTAACAGTTTTATATCTTCCGTTGATTCTTTGAAGTTTGCATAGCGTTTTACAATTACGTCGACATACTTTTCGTCAAGTTCTAAACCGTAAGCTTTCCGGCCGTTTTGCTCACATGCTAATATAGTTGTGCCGCTTCCAAGGAATAGATCTAAAACGACATCTTCGCCTTTTGTGTTGTTTTGTATTTGATAATCAAACAATGCTATTGGTTTCATTGTTGGGTGTTCGGCGCTTCTTGATGGTCTTTCAAAATTTAATACGGTCGTTTGTTTCCTATCTGATGCCCACAAATGACTTGCGCCTTCTTTCCAACCATAAAGACAAGGTTCGTGTTTCCAATGGTAATCCTGCCTCCCCATAACAAGTGAACTTTTGTTCCATATCAAACATTGTCTGACTTTCCATCCAACATCTTTGCAAGCTCCACGGAAATTATATCCTTCCGAATCTGCATGCCAAACATAAAACACAGCTCCGTTTTTTAACCATTCGTCCGCTTTTTCAAACGCATTTTTTAGGAACAACCTAAATTCTTCGCATTCCATTTCATCATTTTTTATTTTAAGTGCTTCCTTTGTTTTTCCTTCATAAGACACATTATATGGCGGGTCAGTCAAAAGCATATCTGCTTTTTGCCCATCCATTAGCACGTCAACATCGTCACTCGTACTGTCGCCACACATAAGCCTATGTCTACCAAGAAGCCAAATATCACCACGTTTGCTTACTGGGTTCTCTGGTGGTTCCTCGTCAAAATCATCCTCTATAACTTCTTTTTCATCTCGCATTATTTCTTTTATCTCTTTTTCGTCAAATCCAATTTCGTCTATATTAAAATCTAATTCGGCTAGCGATTCTAATTCTACTTCCAAAAGTTCGAAATCCCATTCTGCTTCTTCGCTAACTCTATTATCCGCTATTCTAAACGCTTTTATTTGCGCTTCAGAGAGGTCGTCGGCAACAACGCAAGGCACAGTATCAATTCCCAGTTTATTCGCCGCTTTCAGCCTTGTGTGGCCCGTTACAATTACATTTTCTTTATCTATTACAATCGGAACCTTGAAGCCAAACTCTTTTATACTTGCCGCGACTTTGTCAACGGCGTTGTCGTTTTTCCTCGGGTTGTTAATGTATGGAATTAAATCATTTACTTTTTTATTTACTATTTTCATGTCATCACCCCTCTATTTATTATAGCATAAAAAGAAAGCCCCCTGTCAAGGAGGCCTAAAAAAGAAAGGAGGAAAGATAAGTCCATCGGCAGTAGTCTGCCAACCAGTGATGTACCGGATATTTTTTCGAGACGAATGTATATCAACATACGCTTCCGGGACCCATTTGCTAGGCCATGGTAGCGGTAGTCCGCTAACCAGTGATTTGGGGAAATTCTTTACGCCTGAACTCCCAAAGGATGGGCCACGTTTATCGCAAGCCGTGGCTGTTTAGACGCAATCACCTGCGCCGCTTGCTTAGTCGTTTTTACCCATTACTGACCAACACAAATGGAACGTTTTGATACGTCAGACAACTTCTCTGATCTTCGCAGCCCGTTTACTGCTCATGGTGGTCTTATTTATGGCTAAGACCAAACCTGCAAAACGATCGGAGGTGAGTTCGGCTAATTCATCACACGCTTGTATGCACCATCACCTTTGAGCATTCACGGAATCAAACCACGCCACTGTATCACCTTGTGGGAATCGAACCCTCTTAACTCTATTATACCACATTTACAAGCTATGTCAACTTTATATCCCCAAATATATGAGGATTATCGGAAATAACTATTCGTTTACAACCTCCTTGATGTAATCACGCAATTGGAAATAAGCACTTTTCAAGTTATCGTTAATAATCTGCTTGTCAACTTGCGGCATATACTCTTTGAATCTTTTGGAGTCCTCTAGTTCCCTCGCTTCAAACTCTGTATCCGTGATCTTTGGTTCCCTTGCCACTCTGCGCATCATTCTGTCAAACTTATCTGCGCCAACGAACACAGACTTAACGATGCCATTGTAATTTTCTTTCAGGCTTTCGTATCCCTTGGTGTCGCATACAAAGATATTGATACCTTCTTCAATCTGATCTTCGTGTAGACCATACCAATATTTACCCGTTTGACTAGTCTCTAAATAATGGCCATGTCGAATAAAATAATCAAAGTCCATTTCATCTAAGAATGAATAGTCGTTCTGATCTTCACCTTTTCTCGGTGGTCTAGTGGTGTCGCTAATGCACCTGTGCGCTCCTAGAAACCTTTCGCATAGTTTGGCAAGCGTATCTTTACCTGATGCCTGATAGCCCATTAGACAGATTACAATCGGCTTCTTTTTAAGTGGGTATTCTTCCTGCGTCAGCACTGAAATTCCTTTTTCTTCAGCATAAGCCTTTTCCCTAGTTGCGCCTTCCGATTCTTCCCAGCCATCAAGCATTAACACTTCGTCGCATTGGTCAAGCAAAGCCAAGCATTTTTTGAATCCTGCTTCATAGTCCATATGCGTATAGCAATCACCAAACGCTAATACAGGGCTTAGAAACGTGATGTGCGGGTAAATCTCATTTAGCTTACCCACCGTTTCAATAGCTTTCTTCTCGTTTTCTTCAAGCCCGCCATAGGCTTGCGCCACATATACTTTTTTCAAGCTTCCACCCCTTCCAGATAAATCAACTCAAATTTCTCGCCATCGTTTTTATTAACCATAAACAGCGAATAGCCTTC